GACGGCCAAGCGTCCGGTATTTTTCCCCTTCCGTTTCAAAAAATATATATCCCGTCGTGAATAGCCAATAGTGCCAACCGTTATAATACCACCGAAGATAATATCCATTGCAACGCCGGCTGATCCGGATTCGGGCTAAATCATATAAACAATCTGCCATTTTACGGGGCTGTTATTTCAGCGGTGAAATATGATGCTAATGCAGGAATCCCGGCGGGATCAATGGATAACGAACAAACATGACCTTCAAGATCGTCGGCCGGAACGTTTGTTATAACTTGGCTTAACAATATATTCAATGAACTGTAAATACTTATTGTCACGGTAATATCCGCCCCCGGGGAAACTAAAGCACGTTCGGGCAATATGAACGATATGTCAAACGGAAGCCCGGCAAAATATACCGGGTATTCGAAGGAATTGAAAAACGGAGCACAATTCACGTCGTCGGCTTCGTATTCATGTAGATTCGATCCTTGTTCTTCAGACCGCACGGCTTCGGCATAATACCATAAAATCTCGGGCGATGCTTCCGGCACGTAAACATTCGATGACCCGTACCAACACTCGCGATATTCCAAACTGAAATTCCCGGATTTATTCGAATCTGCCAATATCAATGCGGAATAATCGGTTACTTTAAGGATTGTCGTCACAATGCGTAGAATCCCCGAAACGTCCAAATCTGCATACCCGAACGAATCCGGGGATGCAATTATGGTTAAGCTATTCAATACGCCGTTAATGGTCAATCGTCCTTCGAAATAATATCCGCCATGCAAGGTATTGTCATTAATATAAGTTATGGTCCGATCCGGGTCAAGCGCCGGGTCCGTGGGATCAAAGCCGGCCATAAATGGAATATCTGTTTCAATAATGGTATCCGTTGATCCCGTTTCGACGGTCCCGGAATACATCGCATCAAGGGACTTATTGTAAACTGCGATAACATCGTCAACGGCCCCGGTGAATAATCCCGCGCCGACCGTGATCTGAAGATACCCTGCATTGTTCGCCACGGAAACTATATCGAAGTCGTGACGATGCAACCGAAAATTATTCGGCGATTCGGTAGCTACCCACCGGCATAATATTTCCGGGGATACTTGTTCAACGTAGGCCGGTGTGCTTATTAACGTTACCATTTTTTTGTTGCTTTTTTAATTTGATTTTTTCGCCGGGCAACATCGTTATTTTCAGTTTTATATTCTATTGCTGTCATATATTCGTGCAATGATTTTGCCCCTTGCGGTTTAAAAATATGCCGGTCTTTTAAAAATCCGAACAATCTTTTATTACGTAACATTTAATCGCATTTACAAGTTTGAACCATGTTTGTTGTAGTGTCGGAATACGTGTTTATCGTTTCAAATGTCCTGATCCATTCTGCGTCAACGTCACAATACGGGAATTCCTTCACGGAAGTAACAGTATGACCGGGATAAACCCACATCGTCGTCACGGTGCAAACGTGGCAATCACTTTCAGGTTTATCGCACCCCGTAAATAATAATAACAATATTATCAATGATAAACATTTCATCTGTATTTCTCCATTATTTTATCAAGTTGTTCTTGCGTGACCGTGCGGATGAATCCCCCCAACTGAATCAGTACCCGGCCATTTTCAAACCGCTTGATGACATTCGGTTCAAATGATTTCGGTAGTGATTTTTCCGATGAAAATCCCATACTTTTGGTTAATTTTTTCAATAGTCTTTTGACGTTCCGTTGTATATATGTCAATATACGCCCGGCTACGGAATTGTTTGTTTCCATATTTATTGATATACCAAGTTAATGATTTGGCCTCATTGCGTTTCCCTGCCTCGGTGACGGTCTTGAATAGGTTATGGCGTTGCATCCATGCGTAAATGATATTGACAAGCCCGTGGTCCTTATTTGATTTCCGGGGGCCACGGCCACGTTCGACGACCGGCAACCAATAAGGAACAAGAATCCCGGCGGAATGATCCGTTTCTTCGATCACGAACTTATCCATTATCGACTTTGACATTTTATTCCCGGAATACATATTGCGTTGACTGATATTATGAATCAGTTCTTCCAATTCGGGAATTATGGATACACTTAAAGACATGGGACCCGGGTTTCATTAAGCAGATAATACAAGTTTAATGCAATCGACCAACCAATGATGTTAGCGTCGTATTTTGATTCAAGGACCCGGATCGCCGTCACCGGCTGTAAGGTTTTGAATTCTGCCATCCCGATCAACCGAACGATGATTTGTTTACAGATATCCAAACATTCCTGCAATTTTGCTTCATGGAATTCCGCCTTTTCTTCCACCCGGACTTGTTGCAATATCTCGACGACCAACGGATTGTAATGTTCGTGTATAGCATTCGCCCGGACTTCCAAAGTGATTGTGTCGGGTTGAATGATTACGCCTACCACATCGAGCATATCGGATTGGTCCGTAAACAGATTCACGAGTTGCGATTGGTCGTAAATGACAAGCGTACAACCGGAATCCGTCAACACGGTTTTTAGCTTATCGGTTATCATTCGCGGTCTTTGATATTACGGATAATATACCATAACATGAACAACGCGTTGATCTTTTCTTTCTTTCCACAGCAATAATTTTTCATAGTTTTTTATTTTACGTATTCTTCAGTTGAGCCGATCTGATCAATTTCTAAATGCACATCAAATGACATTACCGGGCATGATGCGTTTCCCCCGGTATTGTAAGGACAATTCCCCGTAAACTGACCGCTTGTGTTCCCGGTATCCCGATATATTCGAAACTGAACAATATCTGACAGATTCGATCCCCCGGGTGCGGATATTGGTAACGAATAGCTTATTTGATGAATTGTTCCCGCCGTATATGTAAACGCAAGTAAATTACATTTTAGGAAAGTCCATGCTGTTACTTTTGCTCCGCCATTGATTTGCCAACGATATTGAAATAAAAAATTTGGGGAATAGTTCTTTGCTTGAAACCAATGCAAATGTGGAAGTATTGCTGATGACAAATTCCGATCATGGTTAAGTTGAACGTTTTTATAAAGCATATCAGCAAGAGCGGGATTAGCATTATACGCAGCGTTTGAATCGAAATCAATGGTTGCTTCCGCCAAATTTAAAGTTATTCCCGCGCCACTTCGTTGAATTGAAAGAATATCCCCAAGTTCATCCTTAAACGCGATTGCCCCGATTCCCGCCGGGCGTTGGAGAAATCCGGTCCGCACCGATCCCCGGGCCGGGTTTTTCTTTCCCGTGTTCACTTCGAAATATCGTTTTTTTGGGTCAGCCATGCTTTTTCGTTTTTTGTTCTTCGTTCAATAATTGATAATACCGGGATTTATAATCTTCGGTTTCTTTTTCAAGCATGAATCTGACAAGGCATTCCCGGTATGGCGTAACCAACACTTCGGCAACGGGGATTTTCATTGTGTCACGTAAGAAATTAAGGGCGGTCAAATCAGCGAAAACATTCAATTTTTCGATCCCGGCAGCCAACTCCATTTTGGTTGGTTCCCGGTGTAACAAACGCTGTTCCTGCGTTATCATTTCTCCAATCAGATTAACGATATGTATTACGACCGGATATAGTTCGACGACCGTGCAAGTTAAAACTAATTTTCCGAATAATAACGCGCGATCTTGGTCCCATTTTTTCTTTGTGACGATGGGATAATAATAACCGTCAATGATTCTGATGATTACGCCATAATCATTTTTTTCTTCCCGGGTTAGAAACAACCGTTGCCCGTAACAAATCCCCCCGGTGAACTCGTCAACGGTCTGCGGGACCGGATAACGACGTTTCCCGATGCGGACATACAACGGAACCGGCAACGTTGCTAACCCCGCTGAAAGCCCCGCATACGTGTCATTCCCGGCCATCATCTGCCCAAGGGTCAATTTATCCGGATTCGTCAATGCCATATCGCACGACCCCCTTTCGTTACTGATTCCATGAACCGGTATCGCCCGGCATCTATAAGGTGGTCGAATCCGTCGATAGGAACCCCCGCCTTTTTGTCATTCCATAAATAATTTTTGAATTCCTTCGCGAGATTCGTCGATGTTTCCGTGACGATCATTTCATAGTCCTGCATCATTTTCAGGGCCTCCGATACGGTCCATTTGGATTTATTCACGGGCTTGATATTGAAATACGGGCGAAGCTGATTAATCATTCGGGCGTCGGCGCAATCGGCTGTTATAATGTCATTCCGGGAACAATGATGACCAAGCAATGCTTTGAGTTGTTCAAACGTGTTACCTTCCGAATAAATCTTTTCGTCCCAATACATCCGCTTACGTTTATGGTCAATGGCAATCTTAACCAACGCATCCGGATCGTTGAACCCGAAATCCAATCCGAAACTGTAAGGGATATGTTCGTCGAATTCCCCGTAGTGCCAACGTTGAAATATTGCCCCTTCGAGTTGCCCGACAATTCCTTCGCCATAAACTTCCCACCAATACTTTGAATCCCGGTGTCGTAATATAGAATCTATGATCCGTTGGTTCAAATATGGATTGTCCCGGAACGTGGAATGAATGAATTCACAATCTGATTTATTTTTTGCAAGTAATTCTTCGTGGACCCAAAATTCCGCCACGGGGTTGAAGTCTATAAATACCAACCATTTTGTACGTATTTCAAGCTGATCGAAAATATCGTATTTTAACCCGTATGCTTCATTGACGAATAATATATCGCGTCTTGCCCCCTTCATTTTTTCCACGCGGTCCCCGGAAAAGAATTCTATGTAATTAGTCCCGATCCGGTAACTGCCATCGGACTTGTTATGCAAGGCCGGGTTATATAATCCTTCCGCCACAAGGATCGCAAAGAAATCCCGCATTGCGCCACGTTTCAAATGAGGGAATGTTTCAGCGACGATCGAAATGATTAGATTCTTGCGTTTCAAACATATTGCAATAAGCAACTGCAAGATCGAATACGTTTTCGATGAGGACGTCCCGCCTTGATTAATGATGAAACGTTTATTGTTCGGTATTGCCGTCAGATTCTTCCGGTAAACTTTCGTTACTTTCATGTTCTTCCAATGCCGTTAGTGCCGTTGCGATTTCCAAACGTTCGTTTTCATCCAAGGTATGAATCTGCACTTGGGGGACCGTAATCGTTTGTTCGATCTGATCCCGTTGACCAAGCACTTGTTTTCCCAACCAAATCAACATCGTATTATCGCCTTGCAATATAGCTTTTTCAAATTGTTTCGACCGAAGCATTTCCTTTCCTTCGGACCGTTTTATCTGCTGATAAGCCGAAAATGTCGAAATATTGTATTCATCGCCATACTTTTCAACTACCAATTTATAAAACGTATCCGGGTGCATCCCGTACATGGAAGCAATCGCCGAACCTTCACATTGAGCATTAAGATATTGGTTAATGAATTTCCAATCTTTATCGTCAAGGGTTCGTTGAGGGCGTCCGGGCAATATCTTTTGAATTATTGTTTTTTTCTGCTTCATATTGTAATCGGATTTGAATTTGTCGCCGTGTTTCCCAAGCTTTGGAATATTCCGAATTCGCGAATAGCTTTGAAAAACCGGTAATATGTTTCAGCTTCAAAATTTCTTCAGGTTCCATTCCAAGTTCGTTGCATATTTCGGCGTCGGACCAACCATTATCGAGCATCTCAAAAACCATGTTCGACATTCCGGTAACTTGATGTTTTCCCCTTGCCCGATTGTGGCGGATTGTGGAAGCCATGCGGTCATTGATTGGTTTGTCGATTACCACAATCGGAAGCAACCCGTTGGTCGAATCGAGTATTTCGGGCGTATTCTTGCCGACAAAATAACGATGAAACCCGTCAACGATAATGTAACGGTCATTCAGCTTGTCATAGTACGTGACGATTGGTTGCGTAAACCCGTCGGCGAGAATTGATGTTTTCAATAACTGCATTTCAGTCCGGGCAACCGAATTCGGGTTGTAATCGTTAGGCTTGATTTTGTCAACCGGAATCCATAAAACATTATTGACCGGATGTTTTTTGAGATCGTTCATAAGCTATATACGGGTTTTTGTGGTTTGGAAGCACCCCCTTTAATTTCCATTTGATCCATCCGGCAATGTCCGGGTTAGCTTCCCAATTTTTAAACTTGACCATGTGATAATCGTTTGCGACAATACTTACGGCCATTTCCCGGTATAATGAATCGTTGACAAGCGGGTTTCCTTTGTTGTAACGAGATTCAATCCCGGCGAATCGTTCCCGGAACAATACCGCGATTTCGGGATCGACGACCAAGTTTGCAAGTAAATAATCCTTGTATTCGTGCCATGATTCGAACATCCACGGTATTTTCTTCGGAACTGAAAAGAAATCCTTTTTCCCCGTCCCCGCCGTGTTGACCCCTTGCAACCGTTTGGTTAATGCGTTCCAAGTTGCCGGTTCCAATTCCTGCAACATATATAAATGGCGGATCGCCGTTTCGTGATGAACATTCGAGATTCTCATATCCCGGATCGGGACGCCGTACTGATAAAAATGATCGTACATTTTATTGTATTCCCAAGCATTGTCGTGAATTGATTTCCAAACGTCCGTGTAGGTCCAATCATAAACCGGGTAAAAAGTATATTGATTCCATGCTTTGTTTTGAATCTTTCCCCAAGTGATCCATTTGTACGTGGCTTGGTTTGTCAGCGATCCGTGACGGGACGGGGATTCTTCGGACCGGACGCCCCCAATAATACAAGCCGGGGATGCGGGGAAATGATATGCGAGTATCCGGGTAAACAAATCATAAAAGCGATGCGTCCCGTACACGTTTTTTTTAATTGAGATCGAATCCTTCGGGCGAATCCATTCTGCATTTTCTTCCCAAACTTGCAACCATTGTTCGGTCGGGGACGTCGTGTTGGAGATTTGGATCGGTATCTGAAACCACATAGGGTGAACGTCAGACCGGTACATGATCGAACGGGTGTAATCGACCGTAGCTTGGTATTCCGCCTCTTGGTCGATCCATGCGACGCGTAACGGCAACCGGTGTTTTTCCCGGGCGACGATCATTGCGAGATTAAATACGACCGTAGAATCTTTGCCCCCGGAAAACGCTACGATAATGTTTGGGAACTCATCGAACAGATAACGGATTCTGTCCAACGATGCTTCGAATACTGATTGGTCATTGAAGGTTTTCATCCGGGTCAATAAATGATATAGATATTCTTTTAAACCCCGACCTTTTTTTATTTATAATTGATTCCCCGTGCCGGTGCTGAACTAAAGACGGGCAATGAATCCA